AGTGAAGCCAAAACTGAATGGGAAAAATATGGTAAGCTAAGACCAGACTATGAGGAGTATGTTAAGACTCTACGTATTACAGAACAAATAGACAATGAAATATTAGAGGATATAGATGATGGTCAGGTTATTAATTATTCTGGTGGGATTATTAAGCTCGGTAACGAGTAAAGCTGAAACAGTTTGTATACAGAATGTACCACAGTATGGAGATCAAACCTGTACTACAACTACTGATGTTGTAACATCTGTTATTACTAATCATACTACTAACAACTTCTTATCAGGAGATTTTACTGATGGTAGTTGGAGTGGAACTAACTTAGATCATACACACGGAAGCGGAACTATTGCAGGTGTTGGTGGCGAGTATGTACAAAGCACACTAACTCAAGCTGATTCAGGTTTAAGTAATGATGAAGTACAACGAGGGTTTAGTTCTACACTAGGTGCTGACATTTGGTTTTGGGATAGCTCTGATACGAAGCAATCAGTAACTATGACGCAAATATTTAATGATGGTAATGGAGACACTACCACACAAAGCAGAGTGGTTGATTATGCAAACAATGGCTTTACTACTTATCAAGACACTATTGTTATAGGTGAGAACAATATAACCAATGGAAGTGTTACAGCACGATTTGATTTTACTCATACCAATACACAGTATCATAGAGCTGCAGATTTAAAAAATCCTACGCTTACATTTGATTATACTAAGATTGAGAACACTATATCGCAGGTAAGCAACACTACAGTTAAATACTGTTGGGAGTTTAATCCTAGTACCTGTCCGCAAGCAGTAGAAGATATAGCTGACACTATTGTAGATATTGAAGATGATCTAGTTGATATAATCATAGACATTGAAACACCAGAGGTAGAGATAGTTATAGATGTACCTGAGTATATATGGGAACCTGAAGTAGTAGAAATTGATGAGCCAGTATTTACAGCAGTACCGATACCAGTTAATATAACTATGCCTGAACCTGAACCTGAAATACCAGAAGAAGAATTTAACACAGAAGATATAACCAATGCATACGATCCTGAGCCAGTTGTGGAAACAAGAGTTGAAGATGAACCCCCAGCTGCAGAACCAGATGCCGATCCTATTGAAGTGGTGGAGCAAGTTGATGAACCAATTGAAGAAGAACCCAGTAGCGAAGAAGTTGTTACAGAGCAACCAATTCAAGAGTCAAGTAGTCCACAACAAGAAGAAGTTGTCGAGGCAGACGTTGAAGAAGAACGACCAGAACCTACTGAAGAATTAGTAGAGAAAGAACCTGAAGTATCTGTAGATGTAGTTGCAGTTGAAAGATATATTGATGGCAAAGTACAAAGCCAAATAGAAAAGATTGAAGCTACTTTAGTAGTTGTAAATGAATTAGTAAGTAGAGCTATGGTATCTAACCAGGTAGACATATCTAGTTACGCTACTATGAACAATGCTATCTTTGACAATAGACAATTAGCTGATGGTAATCCTGCGTTCTTTAATCAAATTGCATTAGCTGGTTATGACAAATCTATTTATAATAATCAAGTAACACTAGGGTCTACTGATCCTGTTGCACAGCATAACGTAAAAGTAAATGCTGCACGTAACGAAACAAAAAAATCATATTTAAAATTACAGGAGCTGATTAATGAACGGAATGATATCTAAACTACAAACCATAGGAATGCTTTTAGCTTTAGTGTCGGCAATCGGAGGTGGGTTTTATACTTGGGGTACGTTTAATCAACGATTAGATGTTATCGAAAATAAAAAGTTTACCGTTAATCAAACAGTAGATCTTACAGAAGTTAACAAATCTATTGAAGGATTGAAAGCTGACATAAAAATTAATACTGCAGCTATAAACTATCTTGAGTCTATGATTAATGAATTAAAGGTTGCACAAGGCAATCCATTACTAAACTAAATTCTAGATGAGGCTTCTTTAGTACGCCACATACCTATACGTTCTTTAGCAAGACTATAAAGTTCTTTTAAGTGGTCGTATCTAGCTTTAGCAAATGCTAAGTTATCATTATGTGTAAGCATACGATTATCTGCATAAGCTTCTGTGTTACGAGCAGCATCTGACTTTTCATCTGACTCGCTTTTAATTGTATTAAGTAGTATCTTTGTATAACCATCCATTAGTATATAGGCTTGGTTGTATTCAGTAAGTGTGTCTAAGTTGTTTATACAAAAGTTATAAGCTCTTTCAGCAGCAGATTCATCAAGTATTAATTCTTGTCCTATTTTAATATTCTTCTTTGTCTTTTCAAAGTTGTTTAAATCATAAGGCATTTATGCCTCCTTTCTTTTCAATATAAGATTTGATCCTGGTACATTTTACTATCTGATGCATAGGAAACTGTCTTAAAAACATTTTCTTAGCAGCATCTAATGTATGAGCATCTACACGAGCATCAACTGCATAACCTTTTTGATCTGTAGCTTCTATAAACCAGTGTCTAGGTGCATTTTGTTGATAGTCTTGCAGCTTCATTTTAGCATCTAAGATATCTAAGTGATTAGTATTCATTGTAATATCCTTTCTTTTTTGAACAAGTAATTCCATACGTTATCATCTTGTTCACCTGTTGCAAATAAATCGACTTTACGATTCTTTCTAGATCTTATTCTATATATAGTTGTCCTAGAATCATCTGATCTATTGTGTGAAGATATAACTATTACTGGTACTTTATTCTTACGATTAGGTACAAGCATACGACCTTCACTAACAAAGCTATAGCTAGTAATCTCAAGCTCATCTAATAGACGCATTATCTTTGGCGCTTCTACAGTTAGATTTTTATCAATTACTTTAGAAAGTATAGCTTCACCTTTTGAATGACCGACAATAATAGTTACTAACTCACCATCAGATTTAAAATTTTCAACAGCTACCTTGCATACATTCTCATGATAGCTGTCAAAAAAAGCTGAATCTAGTTCACTTATAGCAGAATTAGAAAGGTATTTTCTGTCCCTTATCGTCATACTCTGCGTCAACTTCCTCATAATTCATATTAGATGCATGTAAAAGATTTACTGCACGTTGTACATATTTGACTTGATCACCAAATGAAATATCTTCAGTTCGAGATGCAACCATAATATCATTGACAGCTCTTACTTTGACCATACCAGCATCACGTAGTGCAGTATCAATTGCATTGCTATGACTGGTAGCAGCTTTCTTGGGTGCATCATTTGCCATTGGATCTTCATCCAGGACAGATAGATCATCTACAGATTTGATTGATTTAGCTGTATAAGCTTTACCATTCTTACTGTAACCATCAAATTCAATCCATGCGCCTTCTTTAAGACTCATTGGATCATTACCATCACTCATTATTTTAGCGTTCCAGTAGACAACAATATCGTTGCCACTGAGTTTTGCAGGAATCCAAAATTTAATCTCAGAACCTTCTGAGTAATCCCTTGCGTCTTTCTTTAGTTGTGCTTGAAAAGCCATACTTCCTCCTTTTAATTTAAGACCAATACCTATTAGCGAGTTTCCTAGTTTCAACATCCCATTTGTACCCATCTGTGTTTAATACTGTATAATCAATGAACTCTTTTGCATTTTTAAACAGCTTGTTATTTTTCTCTATTTTCTTGAATACATCAAACATAAAATCACTTTGCAGATCAACTATGTGTGGTGGTATCTCAAATAGACCTACCTTCTTATCTGTAGCGTATAAGAGTGCAGTTCTTTTATTCATCAACGCACCATATAATGAAGCTTGTCGTATATGACCTAGCTTAGTTTTATATGGATCTGTTGGGAATGCCATTGTTGCTTTAGTATCAACAACTATATCTTCAAACTCAAAGTCTGGAACATACGTTATCTTGTGTTTTAACCCAGCAACCTTAACTATATATTTCTTATTGTAGTGTAATAGCTTCTGATCTTGTTGTATTTTAATTAGTACATTAGTAAAGTTTTGAGCTATATCACCAACTTTATCTAATTGTTTAGGTATTTCACCTTGATCAGCTCTTAGTAAATCTTCAGCCATCTGGCTAAATGTGTCATAAGCAACCTTCTTGACATCAATAGCACCAGGTGCAGTTAAACCTACATGCGCTGCATGTTCTGAAGCATTACCCATTGTCATGCTATAGTTTGTTTCTGAACGTAATTGAAAATAGTTACGCATTAACCATAATGATGGACTATCTATGAAGTCATTACCACGACTTGCACTATGGCGATATTCCTCATTTAGTATAGGATTGGTTTTTTTCATATTACTCACTTTCTAATTAATCATATTCGTTGATTAAATTCAACAAATCATATTATATATTTACCTATGGATAAAGAAGATAAACGGGATATAGCACCTGTATTGAAACAAGGCAGCTATGTTCGTGTCATGAATCTTAGAGAATGTTCACTTGATACTTTACGCAATAGGAACTTAGTTACAGCTATTCAATACTCTGCTGGTCTTAAATATCGCAAACTATATGAATTATCTCTTATTGGATCTCGTACTGCTAGTCTATCAGAGAAGATAGATGTAACAGGCAAGGGTGATATAGCAGATCATAAACTAGATGCTATGCAAGAATTAGCCAAATGTAACTCCGCTGTAGGACCAACATCAGCTATTGTGCTTGATCTTGTCTGTGGAGAAGGCTATTCTATATCTGATTTAAATCGTACTATGAAATGGTCTAAATACTATGGTGGTCATAGACTTAGAGAAGCTTTAGGTGAAGCTGCATTCCATTTTGGATTACAAAACAAAGGTAATACCATTCGTGGCTAAACGTAAACGTATAGATAAGTCTTTATTTGACCCTAGTATACCCTCTAGACATCGTTCTCCGAAGCATTTAAAGCATGTTAGAGAGCTTTCTTGCTGTGTTTGTAAGACAGATTATGAAATACATGCACATCATTTAACATTTACACAACCTGCAGCTATGGGATTAAAGGTTTGTGACTCTAAAACAGTCCCATTATGCATGTTTCACCATATGGAATTGCATCAACAATATGGCAACGAACGTAAATTCTGGTTAAACTACTGTTTAGAACCGACAATTTATGCAGCAATTTTATGGAATTTAAGTTGCATTTGAGTTCCAACTCGTATAGTAATTATTACTACACTAGAATAGGTGTGCTTATATGAAACTACCTTTAAAAGTAAAAGTAGGCTATCGTACAATAGATATTGTTTATGCATCCCCTGAGTTCCGTTCTGATAACATGACGGACTGCTATGGACAGTATCTTGATAGACAATCAAAAATAGAAATACAGCCAGGACTAAGTCCAGAAGAAGAAGCGAATACCATTATTCATGAGCTGCTACACTGTGTATTTAAATATATTGGTGAGACTAATGAAGGTATGGCACTAGCTGATGGTACTACAGAAGAACGTGTAGTACTTAATACAGCTAATGTAATCCAACCATTATTCTTTATGGATAATCCTAACTTACTCGTCTATATCACGAAGCTTATTCGCAGCACGACTACTAAGTGACTTGAGATCATCAAGTATCTCTGACATATCTACTTTTAGTTTCTTGTAAGATCTACTGAAGATCCAACCAAGAATTAATCCTATTATAAAATACCACATATTTATCCTTTCTATTTAGCGAGATGTGGAGAAGCCAATTCCATAAAATCTACAATGTCTAACCATTGCTGTGTCTATTGTTTTGTTGGTTTCCAACTCCACTCAACCAAAGGAGGCTTACACTGATCATCTCTATCAGACTTGTACTTGTACTCGTCAGTACGCCCGAATATTTTAACAAGGGAGAAGCTGCACCGAAGTGTATTTTCATTCTCCCTCTATCCTATGTTAGCTAACAGTTTACGGAATATCTATTTACTTTCTATCTGTAATGGATTGAAGTCAAGGCTAATACCAGCATCTTTACTTAACACATTACCTACTACTTGCATGATATTAGAATCAGAACCTGCTGACCAGATAATATCTTTAGCACGTTGATGTGCTTGATCTAATTGCAACATAGCTTTACCTTCAGGTGATTTAACAAACTCACGATCAAGTGTTTTCTTAGCTAGTGTATGTAAGTTTCTAACTACTTCGTTATAACTTCTGTTATCACTAAGATACATACCTTCAACTTTACCCATTCTTTCAATGGTACTACTCATATGATTAAGTAGTCTATTGTATTTAGTCTCTAATGTTTGTAGCTCTGCTAGTTCTTTCTTAAGACCTACTTGTTCTACATACTTAGGGTATAGTTTCTTAACCATCTTTTCTTTAGCACTAGATTCTTTTAGTTCTAGTGATCTTTTGTGATTGTATATCTCATCATTAACTCTTGATAAAAAATACTCTCGTTGTCGTTCACTCATTTTAGCCATTGGTTTTACCTTTCTTTATAGTTTTTAATACATCATCAAAAAATGTATCTTTGGTACCATACTCATGTAACATTTTTATTAATGTCATGAATATAGTTTTTTGTTTGAGATCATAGCGTCTGCTACAATCTTCATACATCTGTACTACAGCTGCATGTTCTTTATCATTTAGATTAAAGCTTTTATATTTCCAACCGTTTAGTCTTGGATCCTTTGGATGTGTCATTTTTATCTTCCTTTAATATATGTGCTATTGTATTCCACATTAATCCTGCACCAAGTGCCATATTATAAGATTCACCTGGACCAGTCATAGAATTAATATATTTAAACAATTCAGTTTGAGTTTTAAATGTAGCAAATGTTCTATTATTTTCTATTGTTATAGTCATATGTTTTCCTTTCATTAAGCAGTAGAGAGATAGACTAAGGGAGCTCAGTTTTATCTTAGATTTTGGTACCTTGCTCGTGTATCCCTCTACCTATTGAATACAGTGTCATCTACCAGGTGGTTAAAGTAACCAGTGACAGGCTTGGGCTCTCGTTGTATATGCGCAACTCAAACGAGATCATCCTAGTTTGCAGAACTTTCCAGGTGGAATAGAGACTGTACTCAAATATTTACAGGTGATAGGATGAACAAGAACCTACCACCCATTCCTCTAACGGGAATTATTTACACTCTGTATACATAGAGTATGTTTGATCACGAACTATTTCTATTTCGGACCACATTGTATCTAATTGTTTATGTACTTCTGTGATTACAGCTTGTGCTTTAAAGCTAACTATAGTTACAACAGCAGCTACATAAATAAATGTTAACATAGCTAATACATAAAATATTTTATTCATATTACTTTAACCTATAAAATTTCTCTCGGTACTTACCTTCAAACTTTGAATTAATATCATTTAAATAAGCAGCAGCTTCTTCTATAATTTCTGCACTATGAGAAGATTGTATAATTCTACGATTACCTTCTGACATTAAATATTCTGTTTTTTCATATGGATCTTTATCATTAAAATTTATAACAGTAAGAATATCGGGATCATTTTTACTCATTGCAATGTCCTTTTTATTTGTAAATCAATTATATTATGATTACCTAAATACTCATAAACAGCATTAGAAACATTAGACCATACTTGTTTTGGGGTATCTTCAATAGTACCACCAAATACTCTGAATACAGTTTCTATTGATTCGTTTTCTAATATGCCGATAATGTTACCACTACCAGGTACATCTGCATGTTCACTTTGGTAATTATCATATTTACTAATTATTGAATTGTTATTTGACATTGACTGGCTCCCTTTGGACAAGAGCTGCATTACCAACTATATTGGGTATCATAGTAGTTCTGCCCTCTTTAGCCAACCATGCTAAGAAGAATATAGTAGCAGAATCATTAATGATAGCGTTGTTAACCATACGACCTTCTTCATCGAAGTATAGATCATAATCTTTACCACCCATAGTAGCACCAGTTATCTCAATCATCTTGATGCCCAGCATTTCTTTTATGTCTTTAAAGTTAGGACCATCATCGCCTGGCACAGTTTGTGCAATGATGCCACCAGATGCAGGCAGTATCATAACATTGTATTTATTTTCCATATTATCTCCTTAGTTTAGTTTTCTTTTTATCACCCCAGTTGTACAGTTTCTGAATAGCTTCTAGATACTCATCAGTACTGGTACAATGAAATAGCTTACTTCGATTTAGTTCTAGTTTTCTAATAAACTTTTTGAAATCAAACTTCTCATCATTGAGTGCCTGTATAAACGCTGCAATGAACGATCTACGTTTGTTACCTTCATAAAAATGACCAACTAAATTAATCATTTTAGCCTGGCGTTTAGCTTTTTCAAACTGACCAGGGGGTATAACAAACTCACCGTTTTTAAACGCTTTGATTACATTAGAATGAACTAATCCAATAGCACTTGATGCCTCATTAGATAGCATCATAATACAAGTTGCATTACCAAAACCAGTGATCTCTTTGAAGTGTTTGAATACACCATACGGACCAACTGTTTCAGGATTCTTTTTAGCTTCTATATTTACATATGAGCTAAGGAAATCATCAATACTCCAGTTTTTATTATTCTGGTTCATCCTACGGATATCTTCCAATGAATGATCTGTAACTATGTAAGTAATAGGTAGACCTAGTGCTTTAGCTGCAGTGAATCTATGTTGACCGTCAGTTATTTCGTGTCGTTTGTTGACATAAATTGTTTGCGGTACATATACTTCGGTCATAGATGTAATCAGCTTTTTTACATGAGCTTGATCTACTGGTCTATTACCATGTTTAAATTTAAACATACTATAATTACTAGTAGTTTGTGGTTTAGTCATTTGGTTTACCATTACGTTCCTCCTGGTAAGTTTCTAAGTTAATTTGTAATATTTTAGATAGTGTTATTGCTTGTCGCATCTCGCTATGTTCATCACCGACTGCTTGACCAGCCATGATGCCATTATACATATCAAGATGATTATTTAGTTTGAGCAACATTTGTTCACGTATTGTTTCCATTTAGTTCTGCCTCCAACATACTTTTGGACTCTTGCTCCTCATAAGCAGCTTGTCCTTGTTTTTCTAACTCTTTGTTAAAATTGTTAATGATAGCTTCACACTTGTTGACAAATGTATCGGCTGTCATTTTACCAGACCTAACTTGGTCCAGCATTGCAGATATTTCGAATTCGATCATAACTTTCCTTTTGTTGAATAGGGGGGGGTGGGGATTAAAGCCGACTAAACATCAACTTCCCCACCTTACCTTTGGTTTAGTTTTTAGGTCTTGGTGCTTCCACCATAGAAACATCAACATTATTTCTCTCTACCAATTGGTTAAGAGTTTCAACAGTGATGCTCTCACCTGGTCTTACAGTATCAATAGGCATATTAATTGTTTGTATTACCCTAAACTGTTCACCAGTCTTTTCAAATGGTTTTACCACTTGACCTGACTCGTCTCGTTTCCAGATGTTTTGCATGTAACCTTTAACGTACATACTCGCTTGTTTTGTCGTATCTATAGCCATATTATCCTCCTAGCTGTTTTTGTTACGAACGATAGACTGCAGCCTTTGATGCTTTCTTGCTATCACTTGCTCTAATCTACCTATTTTCTCCTGAGCTTTTTCGTACTGCTCAAGAGCTTCATCAAGAGATGGATCTACGTTTGCTACGTCTTTCACTCTCTTAACGACTCTGTCTATAAGTAATAAATTACTCATTGATCTAAGTATTCTCCACATGATTACCTCCTATGTGTTGTTTATTAATCTATATAACTGTATCTCTTTTGTTACGTCATAGCTTTCGACACTCATACAGCTGAGCCTACTCGCAACTTTAATTGACTTATCTTTGCACCATTGTTCTTTTCCTCATGTTGTATTGGCTTTGTTTTCTATTCTATTAATTTTGGTATTAACTTAGTCAGACTACACTTTATTAAATCTAATAGAACTATTCTGATACCAATCTATGTATTTCTTTATACACCCTATGTAGACAAACCTGGACTACAAAAAAAAATTTGACAGGTTAGCCAGTGTATAACCGACTAACCCATCATTAGGAAGATCTCGCTGGTTAACGGATAGAGATTTTAGCCGTAACTTCCTAATATATTACTTGTTTACTTGTTCTTTTACCACAAGTGGTTGTTGATCAAGATACGCATTTAATTTCTTCTCTCGATCTTGTACTTGAACCAATTTGGTTAAGGCTTGCTTCTCAAACAGATTTCCCTGCTTTACAGCTGGTGTAGTAGCAGATTTGAGAGCAGAAATATTACCATTGATTCTGTAGCTCAACTGCTGTCTTTCTGCATCATAGACATTGATAAGTTCTTTGTTATCAGTAAGTCTAATAACTTCATTGTACCAACCAGTACTAGCTATCTTAGCAATTTGAGTTTGCTTACGACCTAGTTTACCTGACTTAGTATACAACAGACAAGATATATGAGTACAACCATATCGTAACCAAAACATCTTAAGTTTACCTACAGCTGAATCAAGAAAGAACTCTTGGTTATCTTCAATATCTTCTTTCTTGTGAGACATAATCTCATTAGGATCATCAAAGCCATAGATAGCTTCCTTGTCGTGTGAGCCTTCAATTCGTGCATCAACTAAATTGTCATTCATAGCAGATAACAACTCAGTTTGAGCATGATACTCTCTGATCTCAGCGTGCAATAGTGCAGAATGAGCATTTCTCAGTTCGAAAGTATTGTGCTTATAAGTAATACCTTTATTAGTATCAACTGATCTTACCATACTTGCAGATGCTTCTTCGATATTATGTTCTTCTAGTATATTACTAGCTTCTAGTTCGTAATCAATTTTGTTGTTCATGATTTTTCTCCTGTTTTTATTAATTTACTTACCGTCTCTCTACTCTCCTCTACTAGTGTCAGCAGATTGTTATTCTCTTGTTCTACTTGAACCAGACACAAGAAAGTAAAAAGATTTAGTATTAGTAGTACTATTATAATTATATATAGCATAGTAGTCTCCTTTTAGAGGTTAGGTGGTAGCTGTTTATTCAACTAACACAATTACTCACAGCATAACTAATCGTTGGATGCAGTTGTCCAGTGTTAGATTGGTAGAAGTTTCGACAACTTGTTGTCGTGCATTAAGCGTTCGGCTTTGCCGAACAAGAAGAAAAAATGCAAACGCCTGGAACCGATATAATACTTGACTACAAATCCCGATTCGTATGATGTTAGTATGCCGTGTTAGCGTCTGTCGTGTATACAAAGGAGTGTAGACTTTACATGCATTGCATCACTTCCTTACACATAAGACAAAGAAGTCTTGCAATGCAGATATCACTTAATGCATTGACGCTCGCAGATGCAGAGAAAGCGGTCGAATGCACAGTCGAACTGTAGCATCAAGAATCAATTTCCCCAACGCATTCAAAGCGTCAATTCAAAAGCGTGGGGTTTTAAAATGCCCCCACGCATCAACACTGCTACAGCAGTGCATAATGATATATAGGGGGGTTTGTATTGAGACTAATCAAATGAAGGGGGGACATATGCCTAGAGTAGGACACGTAATGTTTGGCGAGGATAGCTTTGGTCGGGGACAGGCAAAGGTCTATTCCAAACTCAGCGGTGTTAGGGTAGAACCAAGCCCTGAAATAGATATTATAATAAAAGGTGAGAGTGAGCAATTAAAGCTCAATAATCTCGGTGAGGTGATCGAATGGTACGGTGGTTGGTAAATCGTGCTGTATGGTACCTTAAAATGCGTTTAAACACTAACTGAGGAGAATAACTATGCCATACGGTAAAGGCACATACGGATCTAAAGTAGGTAGACCACCTATGAAGAACAAAAAAAAGAAAAAAGGAAAAAAGAAATGAAACAACTAATATTGGATAAATGGCACGGACTAACTATGCAGAAAAAAGGCGTAGTGGTTGCATGTGCAGCTATACTCGTACTAGTAATAGTACTATAAGTTAAGGAACTATATGAATAAAGATAAAAAGTTACCAGGTGCAAAAAAAGGCAATAAAATAAAGTTAGGTAAAGGTGTTTTTAGACCTAGTCCTAAAGTTATTGCTGATTTAAAAAAAGCTGGTTATAAAATAGTTAAAGTTAAATAATGGCTAAGAGTACCGTTAACAAGGCTGGGAACTATACTAAGCCTGGTATGCGTAAGCGCATGTTTCAGGGTATAAAATCTGGCGCAGTGGGCGGTAAAGCTGGTCAATGGTCGGCACGTAAAGCCCAGATGCTAGCAAAACGCTACAAGGCTGGCGGTGGCGGCTATAAATGACCCTGAAAAAGTCTCAAAAGAGCTTAAAGAACTGGGGTAAACAGAAATGGCGGACCAAATCTGGTAAACCTTCTGCTAAGACAGGTGAAAGATACCTACCTGAGAAAGCAATCAAGTCGTTATCGGCTAAAGAATACGCTGCTACTACTGCAGCTAAAAGAAAAGGCACTAAAAAAGGTAAACAACACGTAAAACAACCAAAAAGAATTGCTCGTAAGACACGGGTTTATAGATAGGAGAACAAACACAATGGCATTACCAATTGTAGGACTAACAGCTAAAGTACTTGGCAGAAAAGCTGCTAGAAAAGTATATAAAGGCAAAAAAAAAGCAGGAGCTAAAGTATCTAGAGTAAAAGGTACAAAAACTTATGCTAAAACTAAAACAAAAGAATCAGGTATAAGAGGTGCTGTAGGTCTAAAAGGCAAAGGCAGATTAAATACCATTCGTAGACAAGTACAAGGACCTGTTGGATATGCATCTATAGGTGCTGCTGCATTCGCTGGTGGAGATGAGTAAATCAGACAAAGAGGTTATTGCTAACCTAATAAAAGCCTTAAATGGTACTAAAGAGTCTGCTCCTATTAGATATAAGAAAGAACTTGACATCGAATATACGCCACAACCAGACGTAAAGTTAGTGGTAAATAATACTAAAAAAGGACTATTATAATGGCTAAAAGCTTAGTTACACTTGCTGAAGAAATATCTGCACTATCAGCTAATGAGTTACAAACTCTTGGTAAGATAGTTATGGCAAAACAACAAATGGTACAACCACAGCAACCAGGACAAGTATCTAATGTACCTGGACCTATGGGAGCTGCACCTGTACCACCACAAATGAATCAAATGCAACAACCAAGACGTATGGCTCCGCCATCAACTAGAGATGCAATGATGCCTGGTTTATTAAATAGATAATGGTTCGAATAAGTAGGTTTGCTTCTAAGTACTTTACAACTAAGAAAAAGAAACCTAAAAAATTAAAAGATAAATTAAATGAAGATCAATTAGCTGCGTTTATTGCTGGTAAGCCAACTAAAAAGTATGCTAAGACTTTTAAGAAACAAACTGGTTTATCTAAGAAAGAAATGAAACGACCTGACCCAGATGCTAGAGCTGAGTTCTTTGGTGAAAAACAACCAACTGGATATATGACTGCAGACTTTGGTGGTAAATTTGGATCAGTAAGTAAAGCTCAACAACGTAAAGCTGTAAGTAGATCAGAAAGATTACAAATGGCTAGATTTAAAAATAAAAGGAAAAAATTAAAATGATAGGTAAAGTTGCAAGTAAAATATTTGGCAAAGCTGCTAAAAAAGAAAGCAAAATATTTAAAAAGAAAAAGAAAAAGAGCAAAAAGAAGTCTACTAAAAAGAAAACAGTATTAGGTGGCGCACAAACTCTTGCAGGTAAAGCATTGCTTAATCCTATTACAGCTACAGGTGCAGTAGGTTATGGCGTTGGTAGAGGTAGTGGTAGAGCTTCTGAGAAACAAAAAACTAATAGACTTAATGAAGCATTAAGACGTAGAGGCGTAAGAGTATAATGACACATGGCGGTAAAAGACCAGGAGCTGGCAGACCTAAAGGCGTAAAAGATGGCAGTAAAGGCGCTAATCTTGAAGCTAAAATTAGGGGTGCAAGTAGAACACCGTTGGATTATATGTTGAATGTTTTAAACAATCCTGGTACTTCTCCTGAACGGAAGATGTGGGCTGCAGAAAAAGCCGCACCTTTTGTGCATGCTAGATTAGCAAGTAAGGAACATAAAATAACTGGTGATAGCAAAAAACCAATTAGTATAAACTTATGCCACAGTCCAGAAAAGGAATAGCTAACAAAGAAATAACGATACCGTTTAAACCTCGTAAGTATCAATGGGAAGTATTCCAAAACTTAAAAAGATTTAATGTTATTGTTTGTCATAGACGTTTTGGCAAGACCTGCCTAGCTATATGGAAACTAGTAGCTACTGCAGTTGAAAAAGATAATGCTAGACTAGCTTATATAGCACCTACCTACCGACAAGGTAAAGCTGTAGCCTTTGACTATCTCAAAGAATACACAGCACCATTAATGCAACTTGGTGGTGGTAGAAACGAAACAGAATTAAAGATAGATTTACATAACGGATCAAGAATACAGATATTCGGTGCTGACAATCCAGATTCACTGCGTGGTTTAGGCTTTGATGGGGTAGTATTAGATGAATATGCTCTTATGTCACCTCGTACCTGGACTGAGATTATAAGACCTGCAGTATCTGATAAACTTGGTTATGTTATATTTATTGGTACTCCAATGGGACATAATCAGTTCTGGGAAGTATTTGATTTTGCCAGACGTACTGATAGTAAAGATTGGTATGGTTGTATGTACAGATCATCTGATACTAAAGTTATCCCTGATTGGGAGTTGGAAGATGCACAGCGCACTATGCCAGACTCACAATTCCAACAGGAATATGAATGTTCATTCAATGCTGCAGTTCAAGGTGCTTATTATGGTGCTTTAATGGAACAAGCAGAAAAAGAAAAACGTATAGGTGATGTACCATATGATCCTACAATAGATGTAGAAACATGGTGGGATTTAGGTATTGGTGACTCTACTGCAATTTGGTTTGCACAACGAGTTAATAACGAAGTAAGACTAATTGATTACTATGAAACAAATGGTGAATCATTAGCATTTTATGTAAGTAAGTTGAATGAGAAACCATATAACTATGGCGCTCATATAGCTCCACACGATATTGTAACTAGGGAACTAGGCACAGGTAAATCTAGATTAGAAGTAGCTGCAGAGTTAGGATTAAACTTTGAAGTAGCTCCTAAACTAGAAGTAGATCACGGTATAGAATCCGTAAGAAACACATTACCTAATTGTTGGTTTGATAGAATAAGATGCAAACAAGGCATTGAATCTCTCAAACAATATAAAAAGGTATTTGATGATAAGAACCAAGTCTTTAAAAATAAACCCCATCATAATTGGGCATCACACGGATCAGATGCATTTAGGTATGGGTGTGTAGGCGAAGCGCCTGAAAGAACAGATTGGGCTAAAGATATTAACGTAGATACAAGGTATATAATATGATCACTAAAGCATCACAAAAAGCTTTTAATTATTTAAAAAACACAGGTAGAAAATCTAAAATTGTTAAAAAAAAATTAGGTAGAAAATATAGTAAAGCAGATCCTATGACAAAAGCAATGATAGTAGGTTCAGCAATTGGAATACCTGTAAAAGCAGGATTTCTTTATGGTGCTTATAAATTAGGCACAAAAGATAATAAAAAGAAAAAATAAAGGTTATTATATGATCAGTAAAGCAGCTATTCGGGCAGGAACAAAAGCCTTTGGTAAAAGTAAACCAACTAAAAAAAGATATAAAACGCAGTATATAACTGATGGACCATATGGTGAACCAAGCTTAAGAAATATATTTTATAGATCTAAAAAGTCTCCAGCTAAACAAAGAACTTATATGGAAAAAAAATTTCAAAAAGGACCTTTTAAATCTATTAAACTTGATCAAGGCGGAACATTTCCAGTAAGTAAAAGTGACTATGCTAAAGGAAAAAAATATCAAAAACGTGCAACAAAAAGAAGAAAATTGTATGACTTCTAAAACACCTGCATGGCAAAGAAAAGAAGGTAAAAGTTCTTCTGGTGGTTTAAACAAAAAAGGTGTAGCATCGTACAGACGTGCTAATCCAGGTAGTAAACTAAAGACTGCTGTAACTACAAAACCAAGTAAATTAAAAAAAGGATCTAAAGCTGCTAATAGAAGAAAATCATTTTGTGCAAGAATGGGTGGCATGAAGAAACGATTAACTTCTAAAAAGACTGCTAATGATCCAAACTCAAGAATTAATAAAGCATTAAGGAAATGGAACTGTTAATATGATTAGTAAAGCACTAAATTTAAAAAATATAAAACATGCAAAAGCTAGATTAAGTAAGCTAGCAAACAAAAAAACATTAACTAAAAGTGATATTGTTGAAGTTAAAAAAATTGCACAATTTGAACTTAAAGCTCTTAATTCTGTAACGAAAAAAAGAGGCAAGGCTTTTGTTGCCAGCAAAATACTGGGCAACCCAAGTAAAACAGCAAGGTCTGTTTATAAAAAAGCAGGTATAAAAATTGTTCCTAACAGAGTAAGATAATGGATGAATATAAATTAAAGGCTCTAATAGCATCTGAGATACAAACCTCAATGGGGTATCTTGGCGGTGAGCTAACAGAACAAAGAACAAAGTCTTTAGAATATTATTTTGGTGAACCATTTGGTAATGAACAAGATGGTAGATCACAAGTAGTAAGTACTGATGTAGCTGATACTATAGAATCTATCTTACCTACAATAATGCGAACATTTACTGCATCACCTAAAGCAGTACAATGTATTGGTAATAAGCCAGGCGATGAAGCTGCTGCTAAACAAGCTACTGATTATTTAAACCATGTCTTTTATAAAGATAATCCTGGTTTCACATTAATGTATACCTTCTTTAAAGATGCTCTATTGCAGAAGAATGGTATTATGAAAATCTTTTGGGATGATTCATTAGATGTAGAAAGATCTACTTATCAAGGTCTGACTGATGATGAGTTTGCTATGCTTATAGCTGATCCTGAAGTTAAAGTATTAGAACATACTGAGTACGATATTGATGATGAAGAAGCTTTAAAAGAAGCTGCTGATTATATAGAAGCTCAAGGAATGCCTGCAGATGTACAGTCTAGTGGTAAGATGCATGATGTAGTAGTAAATAGAATGAAGAAGAAAGGTCAAGTACGAATAGAGAACGTACCACCTGAAGAATTCCTTATTGCTCGTAATGCTAAAACTATAGAAGATGCACACTTTACAGCGCATAGAAAATATATAACTCGTTCAGAATTAGTTGAAATGGGTTTTGATCCAGAAGAAGTAAAAGCTTTACCTACTGATAATGATCAGAGATATAGTGAAGAAAGAACAACCAGATATGAAGATTTAGATTATAACTCTTTAAACAGACATACTGCATCTGATACAGCAAACGAACAAATACTTATTTACGAATGCTATATAAAAATAGATGAAGATGAAGATGGAATTGCGGAATTACGCAAGGTAACTGTAGCAGGCGACAGCTCATATAAAATTTTAGACAATGTGCCTTTTGACAGACAACCCTTCGTAAGTGTTACACCTATTCTAGTGCCACACCGTTTTTATGGTCGTTCTGTATCTGAACTAGTAGAAGATGTGCAGTTAGTTAAATCAACTATTATGCGTCAACTATTAGACAATATGTATTTGACTAATAACAATCGTATTGCAGTTATGGATGGTCAAGTAAACATTGATGATCTATTGACTAACCGACCAGGCGGTATTGTAAGAACTAAACAACCACCACAATCAGTTATACAACCATTGCAATCACAGCCTTTAAATCAACAGGCTATGCCGCTATTAGAATACTTAGATGTAGTTAGAGAACAAAGAACTGGTGTAACTAGATACTCACAAGGTATGGATTCTGATTCTTTAAACAAAACAGCATCAGGTATTAACCAGATATTAACTCAAGCACAATTAAGAGTAGAATTAATTTGTAGAGTTTTTGCTGAAACAGGTGTCAAGGAGTTATTTAAAAAGATTCTTGAGACTGTTATCAAGTATGAAACTAAAGAAAAAATTATTCGTGTAAACGAACAGTACGTTGCTATGATGCCGATGGAATGGATTAATAGATGTAACGTAGATATTCAAGTAGGTCTTGGAACAGGTAGTAAAGAACAAGAGCTTGCTATTCTCAACAACATATTGGAGAGACAATTACAAGCAATTAATTTACAGAAATCTGCTGCTGGTCCTATGGTTAATTTAAGAAATGTACATAATACATTAACTAAATTAGTTGAAGCTGCAGGACTCAAAAATGTTGACACATACTTTACTGATCCTATTATTGGTGCGCAACAAATGCCAGCTCCACAACCACCACCACCTACTGAGTTTGAAAAGGTTACACTTGCACAAGTACAAGGAGAAAATCAACGTAAGATCCTAGATATGCAAGTTAAAGAGAAAGAAATAGATCTTAAAACACAACAAATGGTGTTAGAGTTTGAGACTAGAATAAAAGAGTTAGAAGCTAAATATCAAGTGCAGTTTGACTCTAATGCTATCAAACGTGAAGCCATGAATACTAATAAAGGTGGACAGTCACCACAATTAGGTGATATAGGTGATGAAACACAAAGACAGCAACAAACTTTCTTTAACCCAAACAACTCTAGATGAACGAAAACGATTTAATAAGAGAACAAAATAAAGGCGCAAAAGCCAATACCATATTAGAAGATGAACTATTTATAGAGAGCTTTACAATGTTAAAAGCTGCTTATGAAAAAGAAATGGTTCAGACTTCCTACAAAGATTCAGAAGCTAGAACAGCTATCTGGGTTGCCTGGCATCAGTTAGACAAGGTTAAATCCCACCTGACTGAGATAATGAATACAGGTAAACTTGCTAGTAAACAACTGCAAGATTTAAAAAAACCTTAAATAGGAGGACTATATGTCTGATGCTGAACAGCAGCCAACCACAGTTAGTGGAGCTGCAGAAACTATAAAGGGCTTGTTGAACCAATCAGCTGATACTCAACCTGCACCAACTGAGACCGCAACGGTTACAGAAGAAACATTAACGCAAACTGATGAGCCAATTGCTCCCAGTAACGTTCCTGACGAACCTAATGCTTTGTCTGAAGAATACGATGAATCAGTTGAATCTGACATTGTGGAAACTACAGAGTTATCGGAGGAACCCATATTCCCTGTTGTAATAGACGGACAAAAATATGAGGTCAACCAAAACGAACTCATCAATGGTTATCAACGACAAGCAGATTATTCTCGTAAAACAGAGGAACTATCTATCGAGCGCAAGCAACAAGAAGATCAGATCCAACGTGAACGAGATGCTGTTCAAACACAAATGGCTAATTTACATTCGCTTGAACAATCACTTAAGTCCCAATTAGACTCTGAATTACAGAGTATTGATTTTGATAGAATGTACGAAGAAGATCCTGTACAAGCTTCACGCTTACAGTATCAAATGCAGAAAAGACAAAAAGATCTTGATGCAGCTCGTATGCAAATTCACCAGCAACAACAATCTGAGTATCAAAAATATGTATCTGAACAAGAAAAACAGATGTTTATTAAGATGCCTGAGATGAAAGATGCTGCAAAATCTACTGAGATTAGACAAAATATGAAAACATATTTATCTGATCAAGGTTATATGGATCAAGAGATTGCAGGTTTAACAGATCACAGAATGCTCTTAATACTTAAAGATGCAATGGCATACAGACGACTCCAGAAATCTAAACCTGGACTTGTAAAAAAAGTTGCTGATGCTCCAAGAGTAGTAAGATCTGGGACTGCTAAAACTAAAGGTGAACGTAAAGACTTAGCTATGAATGATAACAAGAAACGCCTAGCTAAAACTGGTAGATGGCAAGATGCTGCTGCTATATTTAGACAAGGTATGAAAACAAAATCATAACATAATATAAGGAGACCTTAAATGGCACAACCAACAAACTTGTATGATACTTATGACACTACGGGTATTCGAGAAGATTTGGCTGACGTAATATATAATATTGCACCGTCAGACACACCAATTCTTTCTGCTATACCTAGAGCTGTTGCAAGTTCTACTAGCCACGAATGGCAAACTGACACACTAGCTGCTCCTGCTGCTAATGCTGTTATCGAAGGTGATGAAGCTACTACAGATGCAATGGTTGCAACTGCAAGAGTTAAAAACTTCACACAAATCATGGATAAAGTAATCTCTATATCTGGTACTCAAGGAGCTGTTGATGCAGCTGGTAGAGCAGATGAGATGGCTTACCAAATCGCTAAAAAATCTAAAGAACTTAAAAAAGATATGGAATTCGCTATCATTAAAGAGAATGTTTCTGTAGCTGGTTCTGCAAGTGCTGCTAGAGAAATCGGTTCATTTGCTACTTGGATTTCTTCAAATGGCGATGCGGCAGGTTCTTTATCTGCTGGCTATAATCCTGCTACTGGATTGACTAGAGCGCCTACAGGCGGTACTGATCGTGATCTAACAGAAGCAATTCTAAAAACCGTTATCCAAGAAACTTATACTTCTGGTGGCGATTTAGACATGCTAGTAGTACCACCATCTGTTAAACAAGTTATATCTGGATTCAATGCGAACACAACTCGTTTTGGTCCTGCTGAAGCAAGAACTGAATATGCTGCTATTGACGTATATTCTTCTGACTTCGGAGATATCAACATTGTTCCTAACAGAGTAATGGCAACTACTGATGACAAAGCTTGTTTCTTAATTCAGAGCGACATGGTCGCTACTGCATACTTAAGAGATTTCCAAATGAATGAGTTAGCAAAAACTGGTGACTCAGACAGAATGCAACTTTTAGTTGAATGGACTCTTGAGATGAGAAATGAAGCAGCTCACGCTGTAATTTTGGACATCAACCAATAATACTAATTAGGGGGAGCTTCGGCTCCCTCTTTTACATAAGGAAAAATTATGAAGAAATCCCCAACAACATTTAAAATTGGAACAACGCAAACTGTAGCTGTAGCAGATTCTTCTGCTGCAACAGGTAATGCAATTGGATCACAAACTAATGAAATTAGATTAGTATCTAGTGTTGATGCTTATGTAGAAATGAATGCTGCTTCACCAACTGCAGCTTCTACTTCTATTATTTTACCAGCATTTACTGTAGAATATTTTAGAGTTACACCTGGAACTAAAGTAGCTTTTTTAAGAGTAGGTTCAGTAACAGGAACAGCAAGAGTAACAGAACTTAGTCAGTAATGAGACCAGGTTTTATATCAATACGAAGTCAGGACAGGTATCGTAATCGTAGGACAGATGTACCTAATGATGCTATAAACTTAGAAGATTTAACATACCTATTATTAGAAACAGGAGATAACATCATACGAGAAGATGGTGTAGGTGTTTCATACTTCACTAATACTCCTATCCAAAACTAATGGATTTTAACGAGTTAGTTAATATTATAAAAAACAAAGAGCAAAGCTCTAAACAACAAAGCAAAAACAAACAAAGAACAAAAGTTTTAAAAAAAAGGATTAAACATGGCTGATAGTAAAATTAGTGCATTAACAGCATTATCAGAAACCCCAGCAGATGATGATGTGTTTGCAGTTGTAGACACAAGTGCTACAGCTACAAAAAAAATTACATTTGCAACTTTAAACGCTGCAGTATCAGCTGTTTATAATTTAACAAAAACTGGTAACTATACAGCTGTTGCTGGTGATAAAATATTATGTGATACTTCAGGTGGTGCATTTACAATTACACTTCCTGCTAGTCCTAGTGCTGGTGATGAAATTCATGTACTTGACGCAACTGCATCATTTGACTCAAACAATTTAACTATTGACAGAAACTCAAAAAAGATACAAGGAGCTGCTGCTGACCTCACAATTACTACAGAAAATACAGGTATTGGTTTAGTTTTCTACAATGATACTTATGGTTGGAGAATATTAGTAGATGCTTATGGTGTAGATCCAACGGAGCTGTAACATGGCTGATATATACAATCCTAATCAAGATATCCATGTAGATAAAGCTACTAGTAAATTAGTAGTAAAACATTCACAAAATACTACACCTATATTACAAGATAATAAAATATCTCGTAATCATAGAGCTGGAGAACAAAAAGGTGAGTTCCAACGTATAGCTCAAATACCTTTGATAGCTTTACAAATTAAATGTAAAGAATTGTTTGGACACTCTAATTGGTGGCAAGTAGAAAAAGATGATCAACGTTCTATAATTAAAAGAATGATTAACAGTAACGAGTTTGAAAACTTTAGAGTAGGAGATAAGAAACTATAATGGCTTTAGATAATTATGCAAATTTACAAACTTCTATTGCTAATTGGTTAGCTAGAGATGATTTAACTAGTGAGATACCAGATTTTATATCTTTATGTGAAGCAGAGTTTAATAGAGAGCTGCGTATAAGATCTATGGAAACTACTGAAACTGTTAGTATAGATGCTGAACAAGAAGCATTACCTACAGGATTTTTAGGAGTAAGAAGTTTCTTTCTAAATAATAATGGTAAAACTAAACTTACTTATAGTACACCATACAACCAGTTTGATATGAGAGGTTCTACTAGAACAGGTACGCCACAAGCTTATAGCATTGAAGGTACCAACTTTCGTTTCAGCCCTACCCCTGATACAACTTACACAGCAAACCTTGTGTACTACAAGGCATTTGACTCCCTGTCAGCTAGTACCACAACTAACTTTATACTCACCAATCATCCTGCTGTATATTTATATGGTAGTCTTTATCATGCGAGTAATTTTATTAGGGGTATTGCACCAGATACTGTTGCACAATGGCAACAACTATTTGTTACTGGTATAAACCAAATTAGAGAAATGGATGAGAAAGAAAAACATAATGGCTCACCATTAATACAAAGATCAGGTATTAATATTAACAACTTTGATAACGTATAATGCAATTACCTTTTGGCGAATGGCTGCCAGATCTGCCAGACCATGTCAATCCAGGAGCTACCCAAGCTAGGAATGTATTTCCTGCTGTTAACAGTTATAGACCATTTAATGATATAGCTGCTACTTCTAGCAATGGAACTGATGCAAGATGTCAAGGTGGTAAAGCATTTAAGTCTGATAGTGGTGTTGTGTCTATATTTGCAGGTGATGCTACTAAGTTATACAAACTAACATCTAATGCGTTTGTAGATGAAAGTGGAGGAACTACCTTTAGTTTTTCTACAGAATCCTATTGGGATTTTATTAGATTTGGTGAAGTAGTTATTGCTTTTAATGGTGACGATGCTCCGCAAGCATGGACACTAGATAGTTCTACAGACTTTGCAGCACTTGCTGGATCACCTCCAGTATTTAGACATGCTGCTGTGGTAGGTAATTTTATAGTTACAGGGTTTCAACCTAATGCACAAAACAAAGTACAATGGTCTAGTTTTAATAGTGCAACCTCATGGACAGTAGGAACTAATCAATCTGATTCTGAAACACTTCCAGAAGGTGGTGTTATTACAGGTATTACTGGTGGACAATACGGTTTAATCTTTCAAGAAAATCGTATTACTCGTATGGATTATAGAGGCGGTAATGTTGTATTTCAATTTAGAAGAATAGAAGATAACAGAGGAGCTGTACAAGGTAAAAACGTAATACAAGTAGGTAACTTAGTTTACTTCTTATCTGAAGATGGTTTTTATGTTACTGATGGTAATTCATCAAGACCTATAGGTGCAAATAAAGTAGATCGTTTCTTTTATAATGATCTTAAGTTTACTTTTAGAGAACGAGTTAGAGCATCGTACGATCATGAAAACAAATTAGTTATGTGGTCATACCCATCTGCAACTGGTAACAATGCAGGTACACAAAATGATAAAATTATTATCTATCATATTGCTAGTGAAAGATGGTCTATAGTAGAATTAGATCATGAAATTATTATTGATTACTTATCACCTGGATTTACATTAGAAGAACTAGACGATTATCCAGCATCAGGTACAGATGATTTAGATGCTATAACAGTATCACTTGATAACCCTGTATTTATTGGTGGTCTAAGATCTTTAGGTGCTTTTAATACTAGTCATAAATTAGGATCATTTGGTGGCGCTACATTAGCTGCTGAAATAGGTACTGGAGAAACAGAAATATTTCCAACTAGTAGATCATTAATAAGCAATGTTAGACCTATTGTAGACACAAGTGCTGCTATAGGAACATTAAGCCATCGTAATAGAGTTGCTGACTCTTTTAGTACGACAGGTACATCAACTATGCACAGTACTGGCAATATACCATTGCGTAAATCAGCAAGATATTTTAAATTTAATTTAACAATACCAGCAGGTACAACTTGGTCAGATGCACAAGGTATTGACATTGAAGCAACTAATGAAGGATATAGATAATGGTACTTTTAACCAACCCACAAACAGCAGACTTACAACAACGTATACAAAATTCTAGTTTTGGTAGTCCAGATTATTTACAAGGTTTCACAGGAACAATGCCTGGATATCAACAAAATCTTTTAGCTAATAATTTTCAACCTGGTTTAATTACACGTGATTTTAGTGGTGGAGCTACATCTATGAATCCATCTGGAGTTGCTAATTATTTAAGTTATACACCAGGAGTACCGCCACAAGCTGCAAATAATAGTAATTTTTTACCACTAAATACAATGGTTAATGCTGCAGTAAGACAAGGTGGAGGAGATAGAGGTCCAATGCAAAATCTTCCTGATCCAACTTATAATCCTAATTTAATAGGTGCATATTTTGGCTATAATAATCCAGATTATGAAGCAAGTCCTTATGGAGAAGATGCAAATATATTAGGAGATTTTATAGAAGCTATACAAAGAAAAAAAGTTTCAACTGTTGCTAAAATAAAAGAGATAGCTGGTGGAGGATATAGTGCGCCAAAAGGTACAACAGGTCCAGGTGGAACTGTTGGTGGAGGTTCTCAGCCTCAAGGTCCATTTGGTGCTGCTGCAGCAAGAGAAACAGCTGCAGATCAAGCTAATACCGCTGCTAATAAACGTAATTTAGAAAGAGATAAAAAAGGTGGAGGCGCAGGACAAGATACTTCTGGACCTGAAGCTTCTGGATCTGGTAGAGTTGGTAGTACAGGACCTACTGGTCGTAGTAGTGGCGGCTGGTAATGTCTAGTAAATTAAACCTAACATATATTTACAATTATCCTGCTGCTAGTTTAGAAGGTGTGTTGTTACCACAATACGAATTTCAATTAGTAACAGAAGATGTTGTTAACCAACTTATTACATATCACAATGTAGAAAATCAGGAAGTAGTAGCATGGTTTCTAGCGTAGATGCATGTAGAAATTGTTTTCATAGCTGTCATTGTGGAAACAATGGTGCATGTGTTTCTTGCAAATGTTTAAATTGTGAGCATAATGCATTAGATGAATTTTATAAAAATCTTAATGATGGATTTAATGAGACAGCAAGTAAAGAACCATATAAAACATTTAATACTGATGAAGGAATTGAGTAATGGCACATACTTATAAAAATGAATTCTTTGCTTTAGATAGCACTAGTATTACTACAATTTATACAGCACCAAGCGATACTGCTATTATTGTTAAATCAGTCCAGATTGCTAGTACCCACAACTCAAATGTTTTAGTATCTTTATCAGTAACTAGTGGTGGTACTACCTATACTGTGTATAATCATACCGTATCAACAGGTACAACTGTTAATGGTGTAGAAGGATCTATGATATTAGAAGCAGGAGATGTGTTAAAAATTACCGCAGCAAATGCTGATGTTATATCTGGAATTGTATCTTATTTAGAAATTACATGATCAAAGCAATATTAATACCTACAGATAATGTAGAAGAAGCATGGGGTTTAGTAGATAAACACATTCATTTAGCATTAGAAAGATCTGGAGAACATTATAATAGTTCAGATATTAAATCTAATTGTTTAGATGAAACAATGCAGCTGTGGTTAGGTTGGGATAAAGATGCTGAAGAATCACATTATTGTACAGCTATTACACAAATATTAAAAAGACCAAATTCAAAAGTATGTAATGTATTTATTGCTACTGGTCGTGAAATGAAAAAATGGGTACACGTAATGGATGAAATAGCTAATTGGGCTAAATCAGAAGAATGTACACACGTAGAATCATGGGCTAGACCTGGATGGGAAAGAGTCCTAAAACAATATCAATTTAAGAAAACACACGTTTTACTCGAAAGGAAACTATAATATGTCAGGCGGAGGCGGAGACACAATTACACAAGAGAATCAGGTATCACCTTATGCACCATCAGAACCATATTTAAATAATATACTAACTGAAGCTTCAAACTTATATCAATCTGGAACTGGTTCACAATATTATCCTGGATCTACAGTAGTACCTTTTGCACAACAAACACAACAAGGTTTACAAGGATTACAGAATTTATCTACTAATCAATTATCTGGATCACCAATGATGCAACAAGCTGGAAATGTATTTTCTGGTTATGCTGCAGGACAAGCTCCAAGTATATTTGGAGGTAATGTAGGTGCAGGCGGTCAGTATTCTGGTATACCTACACAAACTTATAGTGGTATGGCACAGCTATCTCCACAACAAGATTATTTAAGTGGCTTACAATCTAGTATTGCTAACCAATCTCTAAACGCTGTACAAGATCAGTTTGGTGGTATGGGTAGAACTGGAACTAGTCCAGGCGCACAAGCTGCAGCCCAAACCGCATTTACACAAGCATATGCACCTATAGCTTCACAATTAAGTGAATCTGAAAGAAATAGACAGCTAGGCATACAACAAGATGCATTAGCTAGAGCGCAAGGCGCTAACCAGTTTCAAACTCAATCTATGATGGGTATGCAAGGCGATCAGTTTAGACGACAACAAGCTGCCGATATGATGAATGCACAGGCTATGCAAGCTGCTAATCAATTTGGTCAGCAACAACAACTACAAGCTGCAGGACAATTACCTGCAATGCAAGGAGCAGCAGATGCTAGAGCAATGCAAGGCGCTCAAGGATTAGCTGGTGTTGGTGGTGCTTATGAAGATTTACAAGGTAGAATGTTACAAGAAGATTTACAACGATATCAATATGAACAAATGTCTCCATATAATAGGTTAGCTCAATACGCAGGTATTGTATCACCTATAGCATCTGGATTCCCAATTACACAACAAGCTGCAGAACAGCCACGTTATAATGCTCTTACAGGAGCTTTAGGTGGTGGATTATCTGCTGCATCAGTGTTTAGTGGTAATCCATACGCAGCAGCTGGTGGAGCAATATTAGGTGGTCTAGGAGGATTATTTTAATGGTTGATTTTTTTAAAGGGTTTAATCCCAGTGGACAAGGAACTATGTTTGGTGGTAATCAAAGTAATTCTTCAACAGATTTTTATGATTTTCTTGCTAATAAAAAAGGTCTTACTGAAGAAGGTATGTTTGATTTAACAGGTGATCTAGGTAATAAAGAAAAAGCACCTGAATTTATTAAAGCATTTTTAGAATATCAAGGACAAAAACCTGAAGAAAATAAAATAGATCAAATGATGGGTAACTCAGGATTTATTATGGGGTTATCTTTAATGCAACAGGCTGCTGGGGGTAAAAATCTTGGAGCAGCTCTATTACCTGCTGCAGAAACAACTCAAGGATTTATAACAAATCAAGAGTTGCGAGATCAAAATAAAAAATTAATGAGAGTTAAAGAAACTGGTCAAATAGTAGAATTGTTAAAAACATCACAAGATTTACAAAAAGGTGATGTTGATATTGAATCAAGTAAAATTGGTATAGATTTATTAAAAGAAGATTTACAATCTAAAAAATATGGTAATGTTATGCTTGGTATTGATGCTAGTAGTTATTTCGATAAAAATAATTTAAATATGTCTAACTTAGAAACAGATGTAGCAAAAAATAAAGTAAGCTTAGAACAAGCTGAAATTATTCTTAAATATGCTGATAAAAATGAAAAGATTGATTATGCATTTAAAGAAAAGAATCTTAAAGGTTTAGATATAGATCAACAACAAGCTTTAGAAAATTTAGATGCATCTATTATTTCTAATGACTTTAAACAACATCAATTTAATAAATCTATGGATAAAGATAAAGCATTTGAAGAATATGTAGATTCAATGAATTTAACGACAACACAAAAAGCTAAATATAAAGCCATTGGAATTGAGGGTATTGGAGATATAACAGATGCAGGTAGTCATTCTGCTGAAACTTATGATTTATATAATAAAGTTGTAAGCAGTAAATCTTTAGGTTGGATAGACAGTTTGGGTGTATCAGATCAAGATGAAATTGATATTAAAAATGCAATTCAAGAACAAATATTATTTGTAGCACAAGATTTAGCAGGTGATGGAACACCATCAGCTACCGATATTAAAAAAGCAGAACAAATGGTAATTAAAGGTAAAGGGTTTACTAAAAATGGTATTATCAGACAATTCTTTGGTGGCAGTCAATATGATATTGATGTAGATCAAATATGGGATTCTATTTTTAGTCAATCAGGAACATTACAAGAAAAAGCTAAAGGAGGAACAGTAATAGCTGGAGAACCTTATTTAGTAGGTGAACATGGTCCAGAAGTAATTGTACCACATCAAACAGCTAGTGTTGTATCTAATCAAAGAACACCAGGTGGTTATACTTGGGAAGAAGCTATTATTGATAGTAGTGAAATGTTAATGAAAATTAAACAATCAAGTGGATTAGAAGAAGCTAAGAAAGCGTTAAAGAAATTTAGACCTGATTTATACGTATAATGGTTGAAAGAAATCCTAATGTGGATATGCCTAATATTGAAATGCCAGAAGTTGGCTTTAATATTAGACCATTAAAAGAGCTGTGGTTTGAAGAATCTTTACCTGCATCGTTATATCAATACTTTACTGGTAACACTAAGAAGAAACAAGCTGCTGATGCTAAAGAAATATTAAAAGTAGCTACTCCTGGTAGTAAAGAGTTTGAAGAAGCTACTCGTATATATAACAAGTTTAGTTATTTATTAGAAGAAGGCGGTACATTTGATGCAAGTGAAGTAGCCAAATTTTTAATATCACATCCATCAATGTTAGCAAGTGAGTTAATTAATGCAACCCTTGCTGATCCGTACTTATTAGCCATACCTATTGTAGGATGGGGAAGATTAGGAAACGCAGCTGTCAAAGCTGTGGGAGCTACAACAGTAAAAGCAGAGCGTTTAGCTCGTGCTGGCGCAGCTGTAGTGGGTGGGGCTGCTTTTGGTACTGCATATAGTATACCCCTTCAGTTAGGGGAAGATGCAGATATCTCAGCAGGTAGAACCATAGCCGAAGCTAGTATAGCAGGAACTGCTAACCTTGCCTTTGGAGCTATGATGGGGGGATTAAGTTCAAAACTGTCTGCAGAAAGCGGAGTAACAGTAGAAAAGACTGCTGTAGTTATAGCACAAAAAATGGATAAATATCCAAAAGATTTAGATAAAGCATTAAAAGAAGCTACTTATGAAATTCTAGGTGCATCTAAAGGCGGACCAGTAATAACTAAAGAAATTCGTAAAGTAATTGATGATCAAGTAGCAGCAGACACACACAAAATTAAAAATGCTACAATTATGAATGAGTTTAATTGGAAATCTACTGGTTCATTAGCAGGCGTAGGTGGTCTTGCTGGATTTCTTACAGCAGAAGAAGATAAATTAGCTACCGCTGCTACATTAGGTGTAACCTTTGCAAGTATACCATTCGTAGTAAAAGGTATAAGAAAAGCTTTTGATACAAGTACTGTAGATGACAAAATTGCTAAAGCAAAAAATCAAATAGAAATTAAAGAAATAGCATTATCTATGCAAAGCAATGTTATAAAGGTTGAACAAAAAGTTAGGCAATTTAATGCTTTAAAAACTATGGTTGATCCCGTTAAAGCAGAAGCTATGGTATTTGCTATGCAAGCACCTAAAGAAATTGCAAAAGATGGTACATTTACATTCCAAAAATTTAATAAAGCTGTTTTACTAGAAGCTAATAATAGATACATTAAAAGATTACCAGAAGTAGGTCAAGAAAAAGCTGCTTTAGAACTATCAAAGTATATTGATGATAACCTAGAAAAAATTACTGTTAAGTTTACACAACAAGAATTGAACTTAGTAAAACCAGGCGGTGTTTTTGCACAGTTTCATGATGGTATGGCTAAAGTAATGCGTAAGAAAAAAAGTAAAGTAGGTTATTTACGTAATTATATAAGTCAAGAATGGGAAGCTACACCAGGTGGTAAAGCTTTTAATAACGCAGATAAAATAGATAATCAAAATATTAAGTTATTAGATGGAACTGTAGTACCTGCTAAACAATTATTTGGTGGTACTGGTGGTTTAGGTAAGTCAGCTAAAAAAAGAATTATACCTACATATGAACAAGGTATCAGAATGGGTTATATGCCAAAAACAACTGATAATGGCGACTTAAATGTATTTGATATTATGTCTAGATATGCAACTGCTATTGGTAAAGCTACTAATGAAAGTAATGTTATAAAACATCTTAAAGAAAATAATTTTCCTGGTATGACTACACCTATTATTCATACACAGTTAAATATGATACCAAAAGATATTAAGTATAAATATAAAGAGTTTGACCATCCTATATTAAATAAAAGAAATTATATAAGTAAAATAAATCATGAGACAAAGAGGTATGAATTAACTGATGAAATATATAGTATAGAAAAAGCTTTTGTGCATGAAGATGCTATTCCATATTTAAGAATGGTTATGGATGCACAAGATCCTAATGCTCTTATTAGACATTCACAAAATCTTAATTTTTTTATGAAACGATTTGCAGTAGGTGCTTCATTCTTTCATGCAGCTTCCTTAATAGAAAGTGTATTTCTTACTTTTGGACCACTAAAAGGATTAAAACCTGCAGGCAGATTGACTAAAGAAGCTTTTAGTAATCAAAAGAATTTAATGTTAAAAGCAGCTGATGATCCAAATCATCCAGAATTTTTAAAGTTTTTAGAAACAGAGTACAAACCTACTTTAGATAGAGTATTAGAATCTGACTATGGAGATGTAGTAGAATTATTAGTAAGAAATGGTTTAACTATTAACAAACCTACTGATATAGGCGCTGATTCATTCTATAAATCATTTAACAATATAGAAGATGCAGTATCTAAATTACCTGCTATGGGCAAAGTACTTAATGATTTAGGTGTAAAACCTACTAGAAAAGTATTTCGCTGGTTTGATAAAATTACTTGGGAACGCAGCTTTACAAACATGAAGCTGTATACTGGGTTAGCGAAACTTAATCAGTTAGTTATGGAAAATCCTAAAACACCATTAACTATACTAGCTAGAGATGCTGGTGAGTTTGCTAATGATGCATTTGGTGGACAAGACTTTACTAGATTAGCTATGGAAGTTACTGATCCAATGTTAAGAGATATGGCAATGGCAGCATTTAAACCTAGTGCAAGACCATACTTACAGTTAGCTTTATTTGCTCCAGATTGGACTATATCTAACTTAAGAGTGGCAGGTAGAGCAATACCAGCATTTAATGCTAATGAAAGAAACCGTAATCTTTATATGACATATTTGATTAATGGTGCTATATTGTATGGAACATTGGCTAATGCTATGAACTATGCATTTACAGGGCATTCTATATTAGAAAATAAAGACCCTACAAGAATAGATTTAGGAAACGGAGAAGTACTGACGTTTAGTAAACAGTACATGGAACCGTTTCATTGGTTGACAGATCCGCAAAAAACTGGCGTAAAAAAATTAGGCTCCTTAACCAAAACATTTGGTGAGATTATGACAAACAGAGAATACCTCACTACTGGTTGGAGTCCTTCAATAACTAAGAAAGATGATAATGCTTTAGATAAAGCGTTAGCAATTGGTGGTCAAGTAGGACAGAAATTCTTACCTATTTGGTTAAGCCAAGCAGTAGACGAATATATGGAAGATGGATTATCTTATGATGATGCATTAAACGTAATACTAGGACAAATAGGGCATCCTAAATACAATGCTCCTAGATCATCAGCCTTTAAAACAAGAGAGCTGATACAAAACCCAACAAAAGCACTATTTTAAGGAGAAAACAAAATGGCTGGAACAGGCGTAGGTAAATTTAGTTCAACAGCAAGTAGCAATACTGCTAACATGACTGTGAACTTTGCAGAAAACATGGCACCAAGTAATGTCAATAATGCTGCTAGAGAACTCATGGGTCACATGCGAGATATGTATGAACAACTTGGAGACGGATATTTTGAGTTTGGTGACGGTGATGGTACTTATACAGTAGCACGTGGTGATGCTGATACTATTACTATAACTTCTGCATCAGACATCTCAAGCGTATACTTTCCTGGTAGAAAGATTAGAATCACTGAT